CAAAGCAGAGAGCTGCTGGAAAAGTGCCGGGTTACGGGTGCGCAGGGCCATGCGTTCCGCACCGGTCATCTGGAGGAACTCCTGCAGGGTGGGCTGTGCGTTGCCGCCCTGGCTGCGGGGCTTCGGGACGATGATCGGGTTGGTGGGCTCCTGCGGCTCAGCGCCCGGCTGCGGGCCTGCGCCGTCCTGCGGGGCGGGGGCACCCTGCTGGAACAGGTACGGCTTGCGGGATTTGAGGTCAGCGAATGCCTGCTTGACATCCTCGGCCTGATTCTTGCTCTCGCGCAGTGTAGCTCTGTCCGGCAGCAATGCGATAGCATCGTTCTCGTCCAGAGCACCGGCCTCGTGGGCCGCAGCGCGCAGCACGCCATTGAAGGCGAACTCTGCAGCCTGCTGGCTCAGCTGGTTGGTCAGGTTGGTGATCTGGCTGCGCAGATCATTGACGTCCACGCCGTCGAAGGCTGCCAGACCCTGCTGTGCAGTGGCCAGCTGCGCCTGCAGGCCCTGTACAGTGGCCTGATGGGCGGCTGCGTCCAGACCATGCAGCCGCATCACTGCGTTGATCTGCTCCTCGGTCAGGCCCTCGATAGCTTTCAAATCCTCACGTTTCATGGTCTACCTCCCATTGGGCCTACAGCATTGTTGTCGCGTTGCTGTGCGCGGGCCCTTGCACCTCTCTGACACCGGGTGCGCGGTGTAATCTGGTGCTATCGTATCACACTCCGGTGGGTAAAAACGTTATGACTTGAGCGCTTGCATACCTGAAACAAAGCATACCAAAATCCCTATAAACCCTACGCGTGCGGGCATCAAGCGCGTTCTCACGCATGTATATTCTTCTTTTCTTCTGATAAGGGTCAGGCTAAGAGTTTGAGTATGTCTCTGTATGCTTTGCCCAAAAACCCGCATGAACGCTCACTTTTTCGTGTCTACAAACTTTGTATGCAACCTTTTGTTGCAACTGACGGGATTTTTGTTGCAACTGTATGCAAGCAAAACACCCCGCGCCGGGAGGATTGTCCTCTTCAGCGCGGGGCGTTTTGCGGTGTAGCGGTCATTCTTCGTCCGGGGCGAGGATAAGCTGGGAGCCATCCGGGAGGATGAACGCCAGCCTTGCACCGCAGATCTCGGCGGCTTTGGCGAGGTCTTTTGCCGACCAGCTGTCCCTGCGCAGCTTGTTGCTCATGGCCTGCGGGGTGGTCATGCCGAACGCTGCGGCAAAAGTGCTTTGGTCGGTGCTGGTCAGTTCCAGCAGGGCTTTCACTCTGGATGATGTGGTCATCTTGGGTCACTCCTTCCTGCCACAAGGATATGACTTGTCGGGGCAAAAGTCAACAACAAAAAGAAATTAAAAAATAAATCAAAAACAACTTGACTTTGTTTCTGCGCAGAGGTAACATACAGCCACCGGAAGGGTTCTAGAATGAAAAATAACGGAGGAAAACGAAAAATGAAAAATATTGAAATGATGAAGAACTACGTTCGAGAGCACGGTCTTACCGGTCAGGTGCGTGAGCTGGTTTCTGGTACCGACATGACCCCTGCAGACGCCATCGAGTACGTGTACGATGCCCACACTCTCAGCAAGTCGGCATTCGTGGCTAAGTACTTCGGGTAAGGAGGAATACACCATGAAGAAGAAGGAACTGCGCGGTCATCTGGGGATGCTGGCGTTCAGTATGGACGCTCAGTGGTGCGTCATGCACCGGGAGGACCTGCCGGAGCCGACCCGGCTGTGCGCCGAGGGTCAGTACCAAGGGATGATCTTCACCCTCACCGCTCTGGGCGGTGACTGGGTCAGGGACGACAAGGGCAAGCACCGGGTGTTTCTGATGGGCGAATCCAGCCGTGACACCGACGAGTACACCAACAAGGAGGACTGAACCATGTGTGATCTGAGCATCGAAGAGATCAAGACCGCCGCCGATCCGGTGGCTGCCTGCAAGGAGCAGATTCGCCGCTGGAAGATTTCTTATTCCCGCTACTGCGGCTCCCGCCGAGGTGGTCTGTATTATGAGGATCATATCGCAGCACTGGAAAAGCTGCTGCACGAGCTGAAGGAGGACTGAACCATGAAATTCTATTACAAGGGCCAGCTGGTGCGCACCAGCAAGACGCACACCTACAACTGGGCGATCCTCGAAGAGAAGGATGACGGCGCCTTGAAGGTCTACGGCTGCCGGGCTGAACGGGCAGCGGCTGATGCCGAACTGACGCAGGTCATTCGCCGTGGGCATCCCTATGCGCGGGTCGTCCCTCTGGACACCGAGCCGAACCCTCCGGCGCTGACCTTCGACCAGTTCATGGCTCTGGCCCGCGAGAACTACGATAAGGGCGGTGACGGCTACGTCGAGTGCTGGGACGACCGCACCTTCGCCTATTTCGTGAAGGAGTTCGGGCCGATCACGAGGGCCAGCGCGCTGGATGCTTTTGCGCAGGCGCTGGATCAGGAGAACGAAGAGCGGGCAATCCGCAATGCTGCTGCGAAAGGAGAATGGTGATCATGAAGAAGCTGAACATCACTTATGACACCGCGGAGATCGAGAACGGTGAGAAGATCGTCGGTGAGACCTGCTACACCGTCAAGATGCAGGACGTGCTGGCAGAGCAGCTGCTCCACGACCCCGGCTCCTGCGGGGCCATCGATATGGCCCACCTCGAGTTTCTGCTCCAGAGCGTGGAGATCCTGCAGGGCCGGAAATTCGTGGACGGCAGCATCAAGCACTATGAACTGGTAAAGGAGGGCTGATCTATGAAGAAGGTCAACTGGAAGGTGTACAACGAGGCGCTGGACGCGCTTCAGGCGCAGTTCTCTGCGAAGGATGGCATCCAGATCCACAACTGCAACTTTGCTCGGCAGGGTACCCCGGTGAAGATGGGTGTCCAGTGGGCTTCCCTTGGAACCAAGAGCCCGGCGGAAGCCGCCGAGTATGCAGACCGGATTCTTGACGCTGCCATGGCGGCAGAGAACTTCGTGTACAACGGCTATGTGGTGGACTATGATGGGGGTGATCAGTGATGCGTGGATTCCGTACGGAGATGTGCGTGGACAGCCAGCTTTGGCACGAGGACAGCTTCGAGCTGAACGGCTCGGAGATTCGGTGGCAGGCCAAGGTCTGCGAGAAGCACAGCGAGTTTGGTATCGACGGCGGCAGGATCCTGAAGCTCTGGGTCAGCCAACTGCCGCCGGGCGATGCGCGTTACTGGCAGGAGGTTGCTTATTATGACCGTGGGTGGTGTACCCGACCGCTCACCCCGGAAGCGAAAGCCGCAGTTGAATATGTTGTTGATATGTTCCGGTGAATTGACCCAACAAGAAAAGCCCTGAAGGAATGCACCTTCAGGGCTTTTGCTTTGCTCATTTGTCAGCTGATCTTTTCAACTTCGCCGGTTTCCTTGTCCACAAGATATTCGGCCAGAACTGTGCCGCTACCCAGAGTATTTGCGTCATGCTCTTCCTTGGCAACGTACTCCTGTACGGTTACGTCCAGGTCGCCGCCCATCACCATGATTTTGGTGGTCGTGTTGTAGTTGAAGTTGACGATGAAGTGAATCTCGCTGTCGTCGGTGAAATACTGCTTGTAGTAGTCCAGCGCACACTCGCTCATGTCGATGTTCTCTGCAATCAGCGAAATGCGCCAGTTGCCGGTGGTATCATTCCGGACTTTATCCGCTCTAAAGCTGATACCATCCAGCGGCGAGGACTCTGCGCCGGCGGGTTCTGCCTCTGGTGCGGTGCTCTCGCTCACGGAACTGGCCGGAGCGCTGGGTGCTGCGCTACTGGCGGTGCTGGAAGAGCTGCCGCCGCAGGCGGTCAAGCCGAGTGCGAGGGCGAGCAGCACAATACCCGCCCGGATTCGATTCTTGATCTTCATAGTGTGAAACCTCCTTTATTCTGGTCTGAATTATAACACGGCCTTTTCAGGAAGTCCAGCACGGTTCATTTTCTCGCCTGCGCGGCTGCGCTGGCCGCTTCGCTGCGGCCAAAGCCGGGCACGCTCTCCCGCAGCTGGTACTGCTGCAGCCCGGTCTGACTGAGGAAATCTTTCATCTTTGCACGAGAGGCTGCCAGCTTTGCCGCTGCGGCCTTTTCGGCATTCTTCTGGCCGCTTTCCTTTGCCACAAGAAACGCCCGCTTGTTGGCCCTGATCTGCCGCTCCTGGGCGCGCTGCATCTGGGTGGCCTTGTACCGGTCAATATCCTTACCGTTGTAGGCCACGGTAGCAGCATTGATCGCAGCCAGCCGTTCGGGGGTGTAGCTGCGAACACTTGCGCCCTCCCAGTACATTGCCCAGTTATGGGCACAGTTGGCCCCCATGAAGCCGCGCACGTCGCCGTAGCCGATATCGTCCAGCGAGAGATAGCCGTGCCGACCGCTGCGGCTGACGATCTGGCCCTGCCACCAGCTGTGGTTGGTCAGGTCCTGCCCGCCGTCGCCGGTTCGGGCACCCACGTGGGCATCCAGCTCCATCAGATCGCATTCCAGCCGATCTGCATTAAAGCGGGTGATCTCTCCCGCAGTCTGGTTGATGCCGGTGCGGGTAGCCCGCAGCACCACAACATCCAGCGTGTCCACGTGGCCGCTGGGGTAGGTGATAGCCCCGACGCCCCTTGCCGCCAGCGCGTTCAATGCCCGGCGGGCCGCGTCGTCGGAGCTGAACGCGCCGCTGGCGGCATCCATGTGCGCCATGTCCAGATAATACGCCAGCTGCCGCTGGGTGGTCTCCACCATGTTTTGGTTGCCCATCACAGCGCGGGTCTGGGTCAGGTTGTACAGGGTATTCATGGTGCGCCGGTAGCCGCTTTCCAGCAGCTGCTGCGCTTCCTCACTCTCGCCCAGAGGGGCCAGAGAGCGGCCTGCCGCGGCTGCATCCAGCACGTCCTTGGTGTATGCCTGTTTTATTGCCTGGGCAAACACAGCGGCTTCTTGGGGCCCCAGCTCCTGCACGATAGCTTGCATCTGTCGCAGAAGATATGCCCGGCTCGCGCCCAGCGCCTGTGCCCGGAAGCTCTGCCACTCCGCTGTGGAGGTGATCTTGCCCGCCTTGACGATCCGGCGCACCATGTCCCGCAGGATACGTTCGTTCAGCTCGTCCCACGGGGCCGCCATAAGCCCAGCGTAGCCGTTGACCTCCTCCGGGGTCAGCATGGCGTTACCCGGTGGTAGCGGCCGCCCTCCACCGTGACCTCAAATCCCAGCAGCCGGACGACGTGCAGAGCTTCGTAGTATTTCTCCCACAGCGCCGGGCTGCGCAGAATGCGTGCGTTCGCCATCAGCCAGTCCAGCCGTTCTGCGGTCTGCTTCATCCGGGCGAATTTCGTTTTATCCGTCGCCATTGTCGATCACTCCCTTCAGGATGTCATTGGCCCCAGTTTCCTGCTGAATGGCCTGCACTGCCCGTGTAGCGGTCTCTTCGTCCTCGCCAAAGAAGTGCATCCGGTACTCGGTCTTGCTGCGCAGGCCCATGCTGACCTCCTGCTGCCACTGGGCCATCTCGGACAGGCGGTCAAGGATGATGCTGTCGTCCCACTTGAAGGAGATGTTCAGTTTGCCTTTGCCGGGTGCGCCGGGGGTGTGGTCTGCCCAGTAGTCCAGCGCGTCGATCAGGCCGCGCAGAGCGTCCTCCAGCGCTGCCTGAAGGTCAGAAACAGTGGAGTACAATTTCTGCTTGCTGCTGACGATCTCGGTGGCGGTCTTTTCCACGTCTGCCACCTGAGACAGCACGCCAAAGCTCAGGCCAGCGTGGCTCTCCACATTGCGCAGATACTGGTTCAGCCCGGACAGGTAGCTGCCGTCACGCAGGGCAGGGGAGAACACCTGATAAAACGGGGCACTGTCCGTGATGCCGGTGTTGACATTGATGCCGTGAAACAGCCGCTCTCTATGATGGGGCGCAGTGCCGTCGATGGCTTCCGGCGGTACGCCGTAGTCCCTGAGCGCCTGTGCTTTGGACAGCTGCTGCCCGGCGGCACAGGGCTTGAGAAATTTCTCGTCCGTGTCCACGGCCAGCTCGCCGCCCTCGTACTCCCAGTCCAGCCGGGTGTACTGTTCATCGGCATCGATGATCTGCTTGCGGGCGGGTTCAAACATAGCCGCGCCTAGCTCGCTGTCCGGCTCAACGCTGTTGACGATGGGCGTCACAAAGTAACCCACCGGGAGCTTTTCCAGCCCGGTGAGGTAGGCCACCGGCTGGATGTCGTCCCACTCCGGGCGGATGCTCAGATCCTCCGGGCTGCCGAGACTGTCCTGTGTTGCGCTGCGGAAGGCCAGATTGACCACTTTGGTGCAGGGGAACTGTGCGGGCGCTGCAAGGTCGTAATCTTCCAGCTGCGCCAGCTCTTCATCCCGCAGGTCTGCGCGGCTTTCCAGCACGTGCATCCACTCCATGCGGTGGTAGTAGTTATCGTCATCCTGAATGCTGTCGATAAACACGCCCTCGGTCAGGCTGCCCTCCGCGTCGTGGGCCACGGGGAAGTACCGGGCCGCGTTGCAGAAGGAAATACCCAGCTTTTTGCCGCTCTGGTAGGGCTTCCAGATGCCGCTGCCAAGGGCCAGCGCTACCGTAAAGATGCGCCGTCTGCGGGGCGTGAGCACCCGCTGCAGCTGGGCATTGATCCAGTCGGCACGGTCGCTGCCCTCCACCGTGGCTTCCAGCTCCAGCGTGGTCAGTCGTGCCAGCTCTGCGCAGATCAGTGCGGGCAGGTCGAGGGTCAGGGTTTCCGGATTCTTGTCCAGCGGCAGGCCGTGAATGGCTGCATCGTACCAGTCCTCAATGGCCCGCTGCATCTGGTTGGTGACAAGGGTCTTGCAGCCGATGATGTTCTCAATGTCGGCATGGTTTATCATGCGTTCTGTACACCTCTCTTTTGCCAGACGTCCTCAAGGGCGTATCTGGTCATATCGATGCTGTGGTTTGCCGCATCGACAAAGCCCGGCATCACTTCGCCGGTCTTTTTGTCGAGGGCGTACTCATACTCTGAAAATTCCCGGGCCGTCCATGGGCAGCGCTGGGGGTCAATGACGATCTTGGCGCGGCTCTGCAGCCACTTCATGCCGTCGGTGACGGATGTGCCGCCGTGGGCGGCGTACTTCCGGCAGCCACGCAGGCGGCTGAACCCCAGATCCCGCAGTGTAGCAATCGACCGGTTGGCCGCGCTGTCCGCGATGATCTCATCGTGCAGGTGCCTCTTGAGCACCTCGGCCAGCTGGGCATCGGTCTCTTTCTGGGCCCGGTGCTCCTCGTAGATGTAGACGGTCTGCCGGGCGTGGTCGTAGCTCATGCCGCCGAAATGGTTCGGGTCGGGGTACCAGCCGAAGTCCAGACCGTAATAGCGGCGATCAAACCCGGCGATCTCCTCGCTGGTGATGGGCCGCAGCTCCAGATTCTCAAACACGGCGGTGCCGCAGCCCACCACCTCGCCCAGATACTCGTGGGCGTAGGCCACCGGGTCACGCCGCTTCAGGGTCTCAGCGTCATCGAAGAAGCGGGGGCCCAGCCATTCGGGCGGGGTGGTCAGGTAGGTGGTGTGATGCCGGAACTGCTTCGGCTTTGCCTCCCGCTTGTACCGGTTGACCCAATGCCGCGCCATGGCGGGGGAGTTGAAGGTCTTGAAGGAAAAGCTGAAGGGGCCGCCACGGAACACCGACTGTTCCACGTTTCGTATCTCTTCGGGGCCATCGTACTGGTCGAACTCTTCAAAGTGCATCACGCCGAAGTAGCCGAACGGTACGGCGATGGATTTCAGCTTGCCGGGGTCGTCCAGACCGTAGAACTGGATGGTCTGCCCGGTGGGGATATAGGTCAGGGTATAGGGCTTCTTGGTCTGCCTCCACAAATGCCGGATGCCCATGCGGTCGATGACGCGGTTGTACTCCGGCCAGACACTGGTGGCGAGGGTGTTGCCCACCTTGCGCAGCACCACGGCGTGGATATTCGGCACCCGCATCACCAGCAGCACCACCTCGGTGGCGGCAAACGTCGATTTGAGAGAGCCGCGCCCTCCGTCGCCCAGATACTCGTTGTACTCACCCGACCAGATGGCGGTGTGGGCGGCGTAGTATTCAGGGATGATCAGGCTGCTTAGCTTCAGCTGCTGTTTCAGCAGGTTTGGGGGCTGCCGTCTTTGGTATGTCATCCACAAACACCACCTTTCCGTCGTAACCTCTCAGCTCCGGGTGCTCACTCCAATGCTCCGGATCTCGGTTTTTCAAAAAGAAGCACATTGCGCCCAGATCGCCGCTCTGGGCTTTCTTGAACAGGGCGTTCTCCACGCTGGCCAGCGCCGCCTCCGCACCTACGCTGATGGCCTTCTTGATGCGCGGGTCCTGCGTGCACCAGCGCCGGAAAGTGCGCACCGGCACGCCGATCTGCTCACAGATCTCCGCCTGCGTCAGACCGTGCATCGCCAGCCGCTGCAATCGCAGCAGCCCGCTGGGGCTGTTCCACTTGCTGATTTGGGATTCTCGTGCCAAGGTTTCACCTCCGTATGAGAAAACGGCACGCACCGGCTCTGCTTCCAGAGCCCTGCGGGCGGAGGATGACCCGTGTGCGTGCCGTTTTGGCTATGAAAAATGCCGGGACGGGAAAGGAGTAAAAAACCTGCCCCGGCGGGGAATGGTTATTTCAGGCGGACGGCCTTTTCACCGGTGAAGTCCTCCCAGCGCTGGACGATCACGTCCACATAGCGCGGGTCATACTCCATGGTGTAGCACTTCCGGCTCAGCTGCTCGCAGGCGATCAGCGTAGAACCGCTGCCGCCGAACAGGTCCAGCACGGTCTGGCCGGGCAGGGAGCTGTTCTTGATCAGCCTGCCGCACAGCACCACCGGCTTCATGGTGGGGTGTTCCGCGTTGCGGGGCGGCTTGTCACAGCGGATCACGCTGCTGGGCCTCTGGGTCAGCAGCGCCTGCGCCTTGATGGCCCAGTCCAGCAGCTGATCTTTCTTCATGTGCCGCAGATCGTCCGGCTTTGCATCGTCAATGACGGTGGTCTGGCTGCGGTCGTTGATGAAGTAGTGGTTTGCGCCGGGCTTCCAGCCGTACAGGCAGGGCTCGTGCTGCCACTGGTAGTCGCTGTGGCCGAGAACAAGACTGTTCTTGACCCAGACCAGACACCCGTGCAAACCCCAGCCCGCCTCCCGGAACATGGCCCGGAAAGCCTCACCCTCCGTGTCTGCGTGGAAGATGTACGCGCTGGCCCCAGTGCGGCAGGCATCGAAGGCTCGGCTGTATGCCTGAAGCAGGAACTGCCGGAACTGGCTTTCTGCCATGTTGTCGTTCTCGATCTTCTTGCCGTTCGAGCCCTGATAATTCACGTTATAGGGCGGGTCGGTGAGCAGCAGATCGGCCAGCTGGCCGTCCATCAGTCGCTCCACGTCCTGCGGGCTGGTGCTGTCGCCGCACATGACCCGGTGGTCGCCCAGCAGCCAGATGTCTCCCCGCTGGGTGATGGGCTGCTCCGGGGGCTCTGCGGTGAAGTCGTCCTCCTTGACCTCCTCGTCGATCTTGATCTGGAGGTTCAGGCCGAAGTCGGTCATGTCGTATTCGATGCCGGTCAGCTCCTGCACCAGAAGCTGCAGGTCCCACTCGGCAACTTCGCCGGTGGAGTTGTCTGCGATGCGCAGGGCCTTGACCTTTTCCGGGTCGAGCTCTGCCGCAACGATGACCGGCACTTCCTGCAACTTGAGCCTCCGGGCGGCCTTGTACCGGGTGTGTCCGGCGATGATCACGCCGTCCCTGTCCACGATGATGGGGGACTGGAACCCGAACTCTTTGATGCTGTTGGCCACGGCTTTTGCGGCCTCGTCGTTGCGCCGGGGGTTATTGTCATAGGGGCGGATTTCGTCCAGCCGTTTGTACTCGATTTGGTGTTTCACGCTCTCCATGCAATCCCTCCGGGCAAATAAAAATAGGCTCTCTGGCAATTGTACCAGAGAGCCTAGGGTAAAAACGTTATGACTTACTTTTTGGCTTTCGTCTTGGTGGTCTTGGGCTTGGCCTTTGCGGTCTTATCCAGCTTGGCGTAGGGGTCTTTCCAGCCGGGGTAGGGCTTCGGCCAGTCACCAACGTGGATGTGCCAGCAATCCACCGCATATTTGCGTGCATCCCTGCCGCATTTCTGGCCAGCCGGGCTGTTTTCAACCTGAGAAATCAAAGCTTCATTCCAATTGCGTTCTGCCATATTCTACTCCTTACCAGTTCGGGGTGTACCCGTTTGCATTTGCGATTGTTTTACTGCTCATGGTGAGTACGCTGCGGTCGAGTGTTACGACGTACTGGCGCGCGGACCGTTGCGTGCTGTTGTTCCAGTAGCTATCAAGAATAACATTTTTGCCTCTGGCTGCCGCGAGGATAGGGTACATCGTCTCAGGATTACCGCCATAGTCACCACGCTTTGCTATCGCAAGAGCGTTGTATAACTTGGGTTTTCTGCGACGAAGCTGCTGGAAATCCTGTTTGAGCTGATAGGTGGTTATCGGCCTAGCCTTTCCGTTGAGAAATGCCTTGACCTGATACTGCCCATATCCGCCAGACCCTCCGGCATCACTCTGCGCCCAGTAAGTGCCTGCGCCGTGCACACCCTGCGAATAGTAGGCTTGCTTGCCGGACAAGAGCTGCCGGTTCATCTTTTTGCCTACTGCTGCACTGCTGGCGTTGTCAGCATGATACATGGATTCCTCACCGGCTTTTTGGCGGGCCTTTTCATAGGCCGCTTCACTAAGGACGGTTGGCTTGTTTGCGTCCCATCCGACCAGTGACATATAGCGCTGCACAAACGTGTCATTCTGCGTGCCGTCCTTAGTGATAGGCAGGTTGTCGATTGCCCTGACGGTATCCGCTGCATCCTGATCGCTCATCTGCATCAGGGCTGCGGGGTTGCCCTTGATCTGCGCCAGCAGCTGCTGCTCCCGGGTCTGGGGCGCTGCCGGTGCCGCTGCTTTCGCTGCACCGCCGCCTCCGCCCATGCCGTGGCTGCCGCCATAGCTTGCGCCTCCCTGTGACATGTAAACCCTCCCTTGGACGTGAATTTCTCGGTCAAGGGTAACACAGATCGGCGGGGCAAAACGTTACGAATTACTTTTTCTTGGGTTTCGCCTTAGCAGTTTTCTTCTTGCTGGCGGGCTTCTCCATGCCCAGATTAGGGAAGGGGTAGGGGGAAGCCGGAGTGTCGAGGGGCCGGAATTTCTGCTCTGCCGCTTCGATCTCTTTCAGCTTCTTTGCGGAAACCTTTGCTTTTGCCATAGTGAGATACCTCCAGATTGATTTTACCACACTTCGATTTCCAGTTCAATCACGCGCTTGCCGGAACCGTAGGTGCGGGACGGCCCGGTGCGGGTAGAACGGACACCGGTGATCTTGTGATGGGTGCCAACGGCAAGAACGGCCTCCGACTGACTGGGCTGGATGAATGCCGCCCGGGTGCTCTTGGCGGTGTGATACCGGATCAGCACCTCACGGTTGCCGGAAACGGAGCCGCCCTGCCCATGCTTGCCTGCACTGCGGCTGCCGCCGGGCTGCGGCCAGAAGGGGTTGTCACGGCTGTCGTAGGCGGTGGACTCCAGGCAGTCGTTCGTCCAGGTCTTGCCCACCAGCGCCTTGCGCAGCTGGCTGTCGCTCATGCTCTGGTAGTTGTTGACCTTCAGGCGCTTCAGGAAGTCGTCATGGTCTGCGCGGTACAGCGTGGTCTCCTGCCCGATGGGCTTTGCCAGTCTGTCCACTGCGTCCATCATTGCCTGCTGCCGCTTGGTCAGGGGCTGGTGGTTTGCGGCTGCCCAGTTGGCGTTCTGGCTCAGGGCCTTGCCGTTGCTCTGCATGACCGGATTGATGTAGTCGGTCACGCCTGCTGCCAGCGCTGGGTCGCGCATCATCTGCCGCTGCGCGGTGCTCTCCATTGCGGAGACCTGCTGCGGGGTCAGGTGGCCGAAGCCATTTGCGCCGGTGGGCGGGCCTGCCTGAACTGCCGGTGCTGCCTGAACGGTCTGAACGGTCTGAACGGTCTGAACCGCTGGCACGGCAGCCTGAACTGCTGCTGCAGCGCCTGCTGCCTTTGCACCCTTTACACCTTGGGAACCGCCGTAGCTTGCTCCTCCTTGGGACATCGCTCTGCCTCCTCACTATCTGAATCACAAAATGCCGCACCGCGCAGCCGCTCTGCCATCCGGTGTGGGAACGCCTGCCACTGAATGCCGCGTTCCCGGAGCAACGCGGCGGTGTCCGGTGGCACCTTGCCGTAGAACAGAATCTCATCCGGCTCACAAGCATCCAGCATGGCTGCAAAGCCTTGCCTGAATGCATCTTTCGTGTTGCTGTGCACCCCGGTGCCCAGGGAACTGATCGCCACGGCACCGCCCTTGCTGAGCCCGTCAAAGCACCAGCCGTAGCTGTCCGAACCCGCCCATCCGGGGGCCTGAATGCAGCAAATGCCTTTGCTTTGCAACAGGGCTGCCAGAAACTGATTGCGGTAGTGGTTCCACCGCTGCATGGGTTCTGGAAAATCCAGATACATGGAAAAGGTCGGGCCGAGCACCAGCGGGAACTTTGCCAGTGCATCGAGGTACCGCTGCGGCTGCCGCCAGAAGCGCTCGAACTGGTAGTCGTCGAGGAAGAAGTGCACGCCTGCATTCTCCGGGTGCCTGCAGGTCAGCAGCTCGTTGAAGCCGATCAGGTGATCGACCCCGAAGGGCAACGGCAGAGCTTTAGTGACGGGGTTGCCCGCCGGGGTCAGCTCGAGGCCGTCCAGCAGAAACCAGTTCACCAGCTGGCCCGTCCTCATCCGCTCGTTAGAAAAACCCATGCTCTGTCCTCCTGTGTGTTATCCAGAAGAGCATAGCATGGGTTTTGCTGTGAAAACGTTATGACTTGCACGCAGTGGCCGCTGCGTGCCTCTGTGGCGGGTTTTGGCGAGTTGAGTGAGGAACTTACTGCCTGCACTGCTGCGGCGCTTCCAGCGGCGTTCTGTGGCTCATGCGCGTTGTAGCTCCTGCCACACCCAGACCCGCAGGGTCTCGGGGGAAATGCCGCCGCCGTAGAGCAGCGCCGCTTTTTGCCAGCTGACCTTGCCCGGCCCGAGAAAAACGATCTCGAAGGCCCGGCGGGTCAGCGGGTCCTCGATAGTGTTGATAAAGCCGCGACGCTCTGCGCGGGAAAGCCTGCGGAATGCTCGGGTGCTCACTTGCTATCTCCTCTCTGCGCTGCCTGAACGTGGGTCTTGACGGCCTGCATCAGGCTGTTCTGGTCGGTGTCCTTGCGGCTCAGCGCCTTGACCACCATCTCGTCGGCACCGCCCTTGACGATCAGCCGGTGGACGATGACGCTCTGGGTCTGGCCCTGCCGGTAGAGCCGTGCTTCGCCCTGGGCGTAAAGCTCCAGACTCCATGGCAGGCTGTACCAGATCAGGTGATGACCGCCCTGCTGGAGGTTCAGGCCGTAGGCGCAGCTGGCGGGCTGGGCCAGCAGAACATCCAGCTTTCCTGTGTTCCAGTCTGCGGCGTCCTGCCCGGAGCGCAGCACGGCGAATCTGAGGCTCCTGTGGTGTGCTTTCAGTGTTTCGGTGAGCTGCTCCTCGTCGAAGCGGAAACCGTAAAACACGAGGGCTTTCTGGCCGTCCAGCGCGTCGATCAGTTCATCGAAAGCATCCAGTTTGCACCGGTGGATCTGGTGCACCGTGCCGCTCTCGTCGTAGATGCTGCCGTTGCACAGCTGCAGAAGCTTGCCGGTCAGGGCTGCCGCCTGCTGGGCGGTGATGGTCTCGCCGTCCACGTCCAGCAGGTAGTCCTTCTCCAGCTTCTTGTAGGCTGCCTTGGCGGGTTTGTCCAGCACCACCGGAATGTCGTCGATGATCTTCTCCGGCAGGGTCAGGTGGTCGGCGGCTTTGAAGCTCAGGACGATGTCCTTGATGCGGCTCTCCACCGCTTCGGCGGCCCCGTCCTTTGGCTCGTAGCTGTACTCGGTGGGCCAGAAGTAGTCCTTGCGGTAGTGGGTGATGTACCGGCCCAGCCGCTCGCCCTGATCCAGCAGGTAGATCTGGGCCCAGAGGTCCAGCAGGCTGTTTGGCCGTGGCGTGCCGGTCAGCTCCACCACTTTGTGCACTCTGGGCCGCACTGCTTTCAGCGCTTTGAACCGCTGGGCTGCGTGGTTCTTGAAGCTGGATGCCTCGTCCAGAACCACCATGTCAAAGTTCCAGCTCCGGCCCAGCGTGTGTACCAGCCAGGGGACGTTCTCGCGGTTGATGATGTAAATATCTGCCGGGACTTCCAGTGCGGCTTTGCGCTGCTTCTCGGTGCCCAGTACGGTGGAAATGCGCAGGTGCTGCAGGTGCCCCCACTTGGCGGCTTCGTCCTGCCACGTCGCTTCTGCGACCTTCTTCGGGGCTACGATCAGCACCCGGCTGATCTCCAGTCGGTCGTAGATCAGCTGGTCGATGGCGGTCAGGGTGACCACCGTCTTGCCCAGACCCATTTCCATCCAGAGCGCCACGCCGGGCTTTTCCAGAATGGCATTGATGCCCGCCTGCTGATATGGGTGCGGGTGAAATTGCTGCATTGCTTTGACCTCCGTTTCTTTTAGGGCAGTGCGTCAGTCGGCATCGTCTTGCGCGGTCTGAATGAAGCTCCTGGTGCTCAGGAAGTCCACCAGGTGTCGGGCATCCCCTGCGGTGCTGATTTCATAGCAGGGGAACCCGAAGCTCAGAATCTTCATCCTCCACCACTCCTGCAATCCCCCCGCCTTGACCTTTGCACCGGGGCGCTTGAGTTCCACAAAGGCAATGATGCCGCCGGGGAAGAGGATCATCCGGTCCGGCACACCCCTGTGTCCGGGACAGGTCCATTTCAGGCACACCCCGCCCTCGTCCTCCACGGCTTTGCGCAGCACGTTCTCGATGCTTTTCTCAAGCGGCTTATTTGTCGGCATTGTAGTTTCTCCTTTCGCTCATTTGTCCGTGCATACCTGTAACAGAACATACTGAGTTTCCTTATAACCCTACGCGTGTAAGCGTGTACGTGCGGGCGCTTTACGCGCACGTCTTATTTCTCTTCTTTTTTCTTCTTCTAAGGGAAAAGATTGTATGTTGAGTTTGTTTTGACCGAAAAAGCCGCATAAACACTTACTTTTTCATGCATACAACTTTCAAAAAGCGTGTATGTCGGCTTTGTATGCACCGTATGCTGGTTTTCTTGAATCCCTCGTGTTTACAAAAAATTCATGCTTTTCTGTATGTTCGTGTATGCATTTTTGCCGATCTTGCCGCAGGTGCTTTGTATGCACGGTGGCGGGTTTCGGCGGGCTTTGTATGCACGTTTTTGGCAGGGTAATTACTCTGATTTTCTGCGCCAGATCCGCTGCACTCCGTAGGGTCCATGGCGCTGCGGGTACTTCGCGGGCTGCCAGTTCGGGGAGCTGTTCAGCACCGCTGCGATGCGCTTAGCCTGCATCCGGTCGGGGGCCTTTCCGGTGCTGTCCAGCGCCTCCCGCCAGACCTCATTGACACAGATCGTGGTGCGTTTCTGGGTGGGGGCCTCCAGGTCCGTGGGACCGTTTTCCCACCAGCAGATCCGCTCGTCGATGCTGCGCTTGGCCCAGTCCAGGGGGACCGTCTTGTCCAGAAAATCGAGGATGCTGCCCTCCCAGGGATCGCGTTCGGTGTGCGCTTGCTGCTCTGCCAGAGCGGCCTTTTGCAGCTCGTCCCGGAGGATCAGCTCCTCTCCGGCGTTGAACCGGGCCACCGCTTCGGCCCACAGCTGATCCACTTCTGCAGGGGTCAGATCGTCGTGAACGACCCGTGTGCGGCGCTCAAAGCTGCAATCTATGGGCCAGTATCGGCGGTTGCCGGTGGCATCGCGGAGAAAATCGGAGCTGTTGGAGGTACCGAAGAACACGCATCGGCGGGGGTATTGCACCGTTCTCCGGCCATAAGCGGCCCGGTAGCGGTCCTCGGTCTGGCTTAGGAACTGCTTTGCAGCCTCGGATTCGCTCCTACTGAAAGCCGTCATTTCGCCCAGCTCGACGATCCACACACCGCGCAGATTTTCACGGGCATCCTTGCCGTCGAAGCTGGTGATGGAGTCGTTAAACCACTCCCGGCCCATGCGGCTGAGGAGCAGGCTCTTGCCGATGCCCTGCCTGCCACTGAGGATGCAGATCTGGTCGAACTTGCATCCCGGGCGGAAGCACCGGGCCACCGCTGCGACGAACATCTTCCGCGTCACCGCCCGGGTGTAGCTGCTATCCTCTGCGCCGAGGTAATCAATGAACAGCCGATCTAACCGTTCGGTGCCGTCCCAGACGAGGCTGGTCAGGTACTCTCGCACCGGGTCTTTCGCGTGATGTCCACCGGTCAGGGCCACCGCATCAGCGGCCTTGTTGACGCCGTTGAAGTGGTAGATGGTCTCAAGGTACCACCGCACGCCCGCGTCGTCCTCGTCCGACCAGTCCCGCTCCTGCGCCTTGTCGCTCCATGGAAATGGACCCCTGCACCGCAGCCGTTCCGAGAAGGTATCGTTCCAGATGCGGCCCTTGAGCGCCGGGTCGTGCTCGAGGATGATCCACGCGTTCTGGATGGTGCTGGCCAGCGCGCCCTTCTGGGTGCGGTCGAGCTTTTCCTGCCATTTGTCCGGGTTGGCGTCCTCTTCGGGCAGCGGCTCGAATCCCTCCATCGCGTGGTCTACCGCCTCCTGCCGCAGCAGGGCCGCCGTGGGGCCGTCGCTCTCGGCCAGCGCCCGCATCTGCTGCCAGCTGGGCAGGGAGGCGGTGGGCGTGCCGGGAGCGGCATCGGCATCCAGCTGCCCGAAGCGGTGGATTCGCACCAGATCCCATGCGTTCAGCAGCTTGCCGCCTGCGGGGTCGGTGCTGTGGTGACTATAAATAAAGGTATCGTTGTCGTAAAGCACCGCACCTGCGGTGGTGCTGCCTGCGGCGTAGGTCAGGCGGCCAGCGCCTGCATCCATGTACACACCGGGGAGAAACTTCTCAATCGCTGCGGGCACGTCGTAAGTCCGGCAGAAAGCGCCCACCACGCCCTGCTTGGCAGTGGGGTCGGCCTGCTTGCCGCCGGGCAGCTTGACCGTCTCAGCGGGGCAGGCGGGCCATTGGCGCACGTCGTGCCAGTCGGCGTAGAGCCACAGCAGGTCGTCCACGCTGATGCGGCTGCCGTCCTCGGTGGCCTCGCAGACCCACTGGCTGTCGGCGCTGCGGCTGGGCCAGTACATCAGGCGCTCGGTCTCGAAGGTGGTCGGGTCAAACACCTTCATGGTGGGGTCCAGCATCTGGGCCAGCATCCGGGCGCAGGGCTGGTACTCTTCCGGCTGTATGCCCCGGTCGGTGGGGAAGATGGCCCGCAGGCGCGGGTGCTCCGGGTCGTGCTTCCGGGTGGAGTAGACCGCTGCCGTGCCCATGCCCCTGATGACCTGCACCCATTTGGCGGTGCTGCCGGGCTCGCAGTTGTCCATGTCCAGCGTGATCAGGCTACGCCCGGTGCAGCAGCCACGCTTGCGGCTCCCACCCCGCAGGGTGCCGCCCACGAAGCCGCCCACGTCCTTCAGGTCAGCCTGCTTGCCCTTGGACAGGGCCATGTACTCCGCGTGGGTTTCGGTGCCGCAATTGTTCTGCATGGCGTTCTGCAGATCGTCGGTGAAGTCGGCCCATGTAATGGAGCAACCGTCCCACTCGGTCGCTGTGCGGCTGCCGCCCACGCTGATCTCAATTGGTGTAGCGCTCATTTGTCATCCTCCTTCAGCGGGCCATACTTGTACCGCTTTGCGTTCCATCTGGCTTTTGCATCGATCTGCGTGCTGCCGCGCTCGCCGACCCTGCCGCAGCGGGTGCAGACCACCGACCAGCCGCCGTCGCTGGCGTACCTGCTGCTCTTGCGGTAGCGGGTCAGCCCGACTTTGCCCTTCGGGCGTTTCTCTGCATCGTAGGGCACCGCCCCGCAGGTGCAGGGGCACACATCTGAGCTGTCAGGTGGGTAAGTCTTTCTCATCGTCATCAATCCTTTGTAAAGAAGTCACCGTGCCAGCCTGCGGCGTTCAGGGGCAGCCCCTCGGCCCAGGGCGGCACGATGCTCATAATGCGTACCACGTTGTCCAGCGCGGCTTCCGCGTCCTGCGTGGTAGGCAGCTCGATGATGACCTCGTCGTGGACGTGGAACACCACCCGATAGCCTGCTTTGCGCAGGTTGTCCAGCGCAAAGGCCAGACAGTCCCGGCCCACAGCCTGGGTGAGGTTCTCGGTCAGCTTGCCGCCGTAGGTCTCTGCTTCCCGCCAGCCGCCGTTGTCCCACTCCTTATAAGTAATGCGGTCATCCGGCGTGGTGCCGGGGTCGGCGTAGAAAAGCTTGCGCCCACTGGGAAGCTGCAGGGTCAGAAACGGGAAGGGGAAGCCCGGAGACACCTCTTTGCGGAAGATCACGCCCGCCCGGGGCTGGGTGGTCTTGCCGGTGCGGATGGTGTGCACGGCAGCGTCCTGCATCCTGCGCCAGAGCTTGCAGATGCGGGGGTTCTGCCTGCGCCAGCGGTTCACGATGTCCTGCAGGCCCTCATCATCCAGGCCCAGCTGATCGCCGCCCATCCGCTTCATGGCCCCCACGCCGCCCTGGTAGCCCAGAGCCAGTGTTGCTACTTTGCCGCGCTGGCGGTACTTGTAGTTTGGGCTGCCCTTGACGATGCTGTCGAAGGGCACACCGAAAATGCGGGCTGCGGTGGCCTCGTAGATCTTGCCGGTGGTGCGGAAAACGTCCAGCACCCACTCCTCACCGGCCAGCCATGCGATCAGCCGGGCCTCGATGGCCGAGAAGTCGGCATCTACGAAGGTGCACCCTTTGCCGGGCACCAGCGCCGTGCGGATGAGCTGGCTCAGAGTGTCAGACACATTGTCGGTCAGCAGAGCTAACGCTTCGGGGTCGTGTAGCTTTACAATGCTGCGCCACTCAGCTTGATAGCTGAGATAGGTGCGAGGCAGGTTCTGCACCTGAAGCAGCCGCCCGGCCCAGCGCCCTGTCCGGCTGGCCCCGTAGAATTGCAGGGTTCCACGCACCCGGTGGTCGGGGCCTGCGCTGGCTGCGATGGCCCCATACTTGACGTTGCTGGTCTTGCCCAGCTGCTGCCGGAGCTCCAGCACCCTGCGCACGTCGCTGGGCAGGGTGCCAGCCAGAGCCTTGCCCACATCCTCTTTTGTCAGCCCCGGCAGCTCTACGCCCCGGTTGTGGAGCCAGCCCAGCAGCTGGGCTCTGCTGCCGGGGTTGGCCAGACCGGTCAGGGCTTTGCACTCGGCGGTCTGCTCTTCTGTGATCAGCGCGGAGCAGGCGAGGGCACCCTCTACCAGATCCATATCCACCGCCACGCCGAGCGCGTTCATCTCCACGTCCTCCCGCCACTGCTGCATAATGCTCTCGGGAACCGGCCAGGGGGCCAGCTTCCGGTCATTTGCCCGCTCGGCGATCACGTCCATGCCGTTGTACTCGCAGAACAGCCTCCACCTTGCGGGGTCGTGCAGAGGCAGGTTGCGGGTGCGCCCGCCGTTGCGCTTTGTGGGCTTGCAGGGCTTGCAGAAGTAAGTGATCAGCGCCTTGCCCTCTTTCATCTTGAGGGCATCCTCCGGCTGCTTCAGGGCCGCACCGAGGGCACCCAGCTGGGCAGGTAGGCCGCAGTACAGCGCGTGTACCATGCTGCACTCCCACTGATCCAGCCATTCGGTGCGTTCCTCCCAGCTCAGGCCCATGGCCTCCGACAAGCACCACCACTCAAACGCAGCATTGTGCGCTCTCTTGGTGTAGCTGGCATCCAGCAACCACGGCAGCTGCTCACGAAGGAAATGCTTCGTGTCCGGCCAGCTGGTCAGATCCAGCACTCTGGGCGTGTCCGAGTTCTCGTTGACATAGCCCAGTAGCAGGATCTGAAAGTCTGGGTTTTGGGCGTATCGGTAGGCACCGACCTTGGCGATGTCCTGCGGCGAGTAGGTCTCGATATCCACCGTGATGATCTTCTTCACGGGTTCCTCCTTTCCTGATAAAAGACCGGAGGTCCTTTGCGGGGGCCTCCGGTGGGTGGTATTCAGTTCAGAAACTCGTCGTCCTCGTCGGTCAGCACCTTGAAGCCGTCCAGGTTGTTGCCCCCGCTCAGGCGCTCGCCGTCGCGGATCTTCTGGATGACCTCCAGCCCTGCGCCGATGCCCCGGTTGCCGCTGGCGCTGTAGGAGAAGAAGCCGACCTTGACCTTGGCGTAGCAGCCGCTGTACACCTCGTCCTGATCCAACACTTCGTTGCAGGCCCGGTCGATGATCCGGGGACGGCGGTCTGCATTGGCGTTGGCGTTCAGAAAGTAGCAGCCCTCGTAGTTCTCGTCGTCCTTCTCCTCGTCGCCGTCACGCAGGGGCTCTTTCAGCTTGGGCGGCAGCTTGCCACCCCACTTTGCCAGGGACGCGGGGTCGGTCTTGATGGCTTCGATGGCCTTGCGGATGGCGGCCAGGGCGTTGGTGTCGCTTTTCTTGATAAGCAGGCAGCAGCTGTACTTGGGGTCGCCGGTGCCGTTCACCTGCTTGGGCTCCCAGATGTTGGCGTAAGACAGGCGGCAGGGGATAATGACTTCGTTTGCGTTCATAGTTAGTCCTCCTCGGGCGTGAAGCCCTCTAAACGATTGTAGGCAGGGCGCGGGTCGCTGGCTGCTGCCAGCTTGGGCGCGCCGGGTGCCCGGGTGATAAAGGCCGACATGGTCTCGGCAAACTTCTTTTTGCCGATCATCTTCTCGGCAGCGGTCAGGGAAATGGGCGTGCGGGTGTACAGCATGGCCTCGTTGATGCCGTCGTGCTCCATCTGCTGGAACGCGGCGTCCTGATCGGTCCACTTGCGGGTGCTGCGGCCCTGTACCAGCTTCCAGCCGGGCAGGCTGCGGCCATCCAGAAGCGCCTGCTGTGCGTATTCTTCCAGGTCTTTGGCATAGGCGGCCAGCCCTTCCAGCTTCTGCAGCCATTCGCCCAGCTCTTCGTCGGAGAGTGTAGCGGGCTCAGGATACGGTTCAAACCCGGCCAGCGGGCCGTACTGCTTCTGCCATGCCCGGCAGGAAGGATAAGCTTTGCAGAAGCGGCAGTGTTCGCCGGTGACAAACTCGCCCTCGCCCCGCCATGCCATGTGGGCAGCTGGTGCCAGCACCTCCCGTGCCCAGCTGATCAGATCGGCCAGCGGCAGCTCCCATGTCTGGGGCTCCTCCTGCATCCGGGGCTGTACGATGCTCATGCGCACCACCTCAGTCTCGTCCGTCTCGCGGAACAGCTCATAGGCGCCGAGGGCGTAGTACATGAGCTGCGGGTTGCGCTCCGGGTTCACCGGCACGCCTTGGCCGTACTTGAAGTCGATGATGTGCAGGATACCGTCGCCGATCAGCAGGCAGTCGCAGGTACCGAAGCCACCGGGCACCCACCGGCTCACGTCCACCTGCTGCTCGATGAACACCCCCGGGCGGCAGGAAAAACCGACCCACAAGTCATGGATGAAGCTGACGTACTGGTTGGCGGCTTTGAGCATTTCCGGCGTAACCGTCCCTTCACCACCGTACCAGTCGTACATCGGGTCAAAGGGGTTGCCATCCTCCCAGCCTGCGAGGTTGTGCCGGAGGGTGTATTCGCACAGCTCATGCGCCCGGGTGCCCTCTGCGGCGTACTTAGTCTCTTCGTCCGGCAGACTCTCGGTGGCTCTGGCACTGGGGGTGCAGGCGATCCACCGGGCTGCGCTGGATGCACCCAGCAGGGCGTGTTTAAGTGGAGGCATTTGCGTCCACCTCGTCTTTCAACTTGAGCAGTTCCTCCCAGACGCTGGTGTAGCTATCAGGCGGCAGCTTAGAGACGGATGCAGCACCGGTGGCTTTGATGGCTGCCTGAACACCTGCTCGCTTGCCAGCCACGATCAAGCTGCGGGCCAGATCGCGGATTTTGTCCAGCGTGGCAGGGTCAGAAGCGGGTGCGGATTTTGGCGCGGAGGTTGAGGTCGCCGATGCGGCATCCGCCTGCGAGGGAGAATCCGAGGCTTCTGCCGTTGTAGGGTTTGCAGGCTCCTCCGCAGGGGCTGCTGCGGGCTTCTGTGCGGCCTTTTTCTGCTTGGCGGGGGTCTGCGCCTTGGGCTTGTCCGGCTGCTGCGCAGGCGTGCTCTGGGGCTGCGGGGCGGGAGCCTGCGCAGGGTGACGCTCGTCAGGGATGGGGGTGCGGTAGTTGCTGTCCACGTGGCCCAGGTGAGCCAGTACGTTCAGCAGTTCTTCCGGTGTTTCGCCGTAAAGGTGAAGGTCAAAATTCATAGTGTTACGCTCCTTTTATAAAAAAGATTCTGTCGAATCTACGCTTTGCAGTTCGGAGCTGTCTTTGCCTTTGCTGCGCCTCGCCCCTCGTCACGATGCTATGCCTTTGCTAAGCCAATCTTCGCGTCACGATGCTATGCCGTTGCCTCGCCATACCTCACGATGCTATGCCGTTGCTCTGCCTCTCTTTGCGAGGCATAGCCATTGCAGCGCGAATCCTCGCCATGCCTTGCCCTTGCTTTTCTCCGCGAAACCGGGCCGTGCCTTTGCCTGTCTTAGCTAATCAATGCCTTTGCTATGCTCCCACAGCAGTGCTTTGCCGCTGCCACTCTTAGCAATGCCATCCTTTGCCGTTGCGTCGCACGGCAGCCCAATGCCTTTGCGATCAGCCGAGAAGCTCGTAGGTGAAGCGGCCCTTGCCGCTGTTGCGCCACTGGCCCAGGCCCCGGAGCTTGCCGTAATCCAGCCACTCCATCACCGCTTTTTCGTGGGCGTCGTCCATGCAGGTGATCTCGAACTCGCAGGTGCTGCCTGCGGGAATCTGCTCGGAGTTGGCAAGGCTCACGCGCTCGCCTTGGGCTGTCTGGGCCCGCAGGGGGCGCTGGCACTCGGTCATTTCTCCGTTGAGGATCAGGGGAATCTGGCGAGGCCCGACAAAAATCAGGCCGTCGATGATCTTCTTGTAGGCGGTCAGCTTGCCGGATTCGTTCACAGCCCGCTTCTTACCCTTCTCGTCCTTGCCACCGATGCGGCCCAGCATACCGCAGGCGTCCTTAAAGAAGCCTTTAACTTGATAATCGTAGAGGATGGGCTGCCCGGCCTCGTTGCGGGGGAACACCGTCATTGCCTTGTCGGCTGCGGCATCCGCGCCCAGGGCAGCTACTTCATCCTCGATGGTGGCAGCGTCCGGGCCCTTGGATGCGATGTACTCGCGGGCCACGTTCTGGTTGGCAGGCCAAGTGCCGAGCAACGGCTCGGTGAAGATCAATCTGACTTTAAGCGTCTTCATAGTTCGTACTCCTTTTTAAATTTGTCCTCGTCGATCTCTTCAATCACGAAGTCATATCTGCGGTTTTTCCATGTCCGGCTCCGGGAGATGGCAGTGTAAAAGCTGCCCATCTTCATCCCTAGGGCGTCGGCTACCTGCTGCGCGGTGCCGCAGGCGAGAATCTCCTCCGTCCGGTGGAGGTATGCCGTGTACCATTTCATACCCCCAGTGCACGGCGGAGGGCCGCATCCAGCCGGAGCATATCGGCGTCGGTCAGATGCCCCAGGTACTCGGTCAGATCGTCAGTGTCCACTGCGTGCGCCTGCCGGGTCAGGGCCATACTCGGCGCACCGTAGCCGGTCAGAAGAACCTGATCGTAGATGCCGTCGCCGCGGGCCAGCTGCGCCGGGCTGGAGGTCAGGGGAACCACCGTAACAATGCGCGCGTTGCAGTTGACTTCGTCGCTGCTGACGATCACCACCGGTCGGTCACCCCGGATCAGGCAGGTGTCCTCACGTTTGTGGGCGGTGTCCTGAGCCCACCAAATGTCGCCCCGGCGTTTGTCGTTAAACATCGTGTGTCCTCCTCTCATGCGTCCCTGCGGCTGCTGTGCTCCGGCAGGGCAGGGTATTCGGTGTTGCGGGCGTGGGTGCGGTTGATCTTGCCGTAGCGGCTCTGACGGCGGCTCTGGGCGTCCTCAAGCGCAAAGCTCAGACGGCCCAGCGCGATGGAGGTCAGGATCAGCACCATCGCGGTGATGAACTCGCCGTCTGTGATGGGCTGGCCGATCTGTGCACCGCCCTCAATGCCGAGGGCATAGATCAGGCCGACGCAGAAGCAGGCAACCGCCGCCCACTGCAAAACTCCGGGTTTAAGCTTCATCGGTGGTAGCCTCCATTCTGTCCATGAGGTCTGCGGCAGCGGTCATCATGCTGATGAGCAGCGCTGCCGGGTCTTTACTGTCCATGCAAACCCCTGCGACCAGTGCGGTGCAAAGAGCAGCCTGATCCGTGTGGGTTCCGCAGGCGTAGATTGCGGGGTTTCCGTCTTGCCCCAGCTGAACCTTCAGCGAGGCGTTCGGGCTGATTTCCATGTGTGATTCCTCCTCAGTAAAGTTTGAATTCCTGATCCAGCAGGGTGTCCAGCCGGATGGTCTTGCCCCGGCCCTGACCGCTCCATCCATACGGATACTGCCGTGTGACCCGCTTGGGGCTGGTGCCCATCTGGGCAGCGGCCTGCGCTACGGTCAGCCGGATGCATCCGGTGGTGGAGTAGATGGCGCGATACGCGTCATGCCAGGCGTCTGGGCGTTTCATGTGTGGTTACTCCTTAAATGTTGTTAAATCACAACTTTTTCGGTAAAAAGAAGTAGCGGCCGATATCTGCAGGCGAAATGCTCAGCAAGGCACAAATTCGGTCGATCTCGTCCTGACGGAATGCAAAATTCCCAGCCAGCTTCTGGCAGAACTGCCCTTCGCTGATCCCAGCTTTTTCCGCTAAATCCTTCTGGGTCATTCCGCAATCGCGGATGCGCCCGCGCAGCAGGGTGTAATCCATGGTGGGCATAGTTTTCACCTCCTATCCGTAATGTTGCGGTTTCGCAACCACGGCCACAGTATAGCGCAGCAATTGCGAAATGTCAACACAAAAATAGAGATTTCACAATTTAGTTCGCAATTGGTATTGATTTTTCGCAACCGGTATATTATACTTACACCAGAACGTAAAGAAAGGAGCCACCACTATGGCGAAGAAGACCGCGACCTTTGCGCAGCGTTTACGGGAAGGACTGGATCTGCGCGGGATGAAGCAGATCGAACTGGCTACCCGCTCTGGAATCTCTAAATACAGCATCTCTCACTACCTGAAGGGCGACTGGGAAGGAAAGCAGGACGCTGTGTATGAGCTCGCCCGTGTTCTGAACGTGTCGGAGGCCTGGCTGATGGGGTACGACGTCCCTGCGGAAAGAAGCGCGCCCGAAGTATCCGTGCAGCTCGATAAAAAGCCCACCATCCCTCCGGGCTTCATGCCGCTGCCGAAGATGAAGAAGGTACCGCTGATCGGTGCCATCGCCTGCGGCGACCCCATCACGGCCATCCAGAACCGGGAGGGTGACGTAAACGCCCCGGTGGATATGCGCTGTGACTTTGCCCTGAAATGCCGGGGCGAAAGCATGATCGGCGCGGGTATCCACGACGGGGACGTGGTGTATATCCGCATCCAGCCTGAGGTGGAGAACGGCGAGATCGCTGCTGTGCGAATAGGGGAGGAAGCTACACTCAAGCGGGTGTACATGCACAACGATTACATTGAGCTGCGGCCCGAGAACCCTGACTTTGAATCGATCATCCGTCGCCGGGAGGAAATGAACGACGTGCAGATCGAGGGCAAGGCTGTAGGCTGGATGCACTGGATCGGATGACCGCCCTCTGCATACCTGTCTACATTGACTACAGAAATTCCTATAAACCCTACGCGTGCGGGCATCAAGCGCGTTCTCGCGTGTACGTATTCTTATTTTCTTCTAAAAAGGGTCTTTATATAGAGTTTGAGTAGACATTGTAGACAAAAGCCCGAAAACCCGCATGACCACTCACTTTTTCGCGTCTACAGACTTTGTATGTCACCTATTGTTGCAATCAGCTAGATTTTTTGTTGCCGCCATATGCGAGCGTTGCGCAGGTTTGCATGCGGCAGCTGAACCTGAAAAATGCAAAAACGCCCCCGGTGCTACCAACACCGAGAGCGTTTGGAATAGATCGGCTTGCCCACGAGGTGGGACAATACCAGACCAGACACCTGTATTGTAGCACCTCCGGGCAGGCTTGTCAAAGTGTACCCTTATGGAGGTGTTATTTTTATGGCTGAATCAAAGAAGCAGCCCGCAAAGCGACCGGACGGCGGCGTCTGCATCCACCGGTCGGTGGGTCTGCCAAAGTCCCGGGTGTTTTACGGCAAGACCAAAGCCGAAGCGGAGCGCAAATATCAGGACGCGGTGCTGGCGTATAAGCTGGAATGCATGGACCCGAGGGAGAAGCGCTACACGTTCCGGGCGGTGTCGGTGGCGTATGAAGAGTATATCCGGGGCCCGGAGAAGCCGGTGCGCAGGGGTACGGTGAACGCCTACAAGAAGCACTTTGCTCCTGCCAGAGCCTATTTTGGCGATACCGTGATGAACGACATCGACGCCCAGGCAGTGGGCGGGTATCTGGCGCACCTGAAGATGGAGGGCAAAAGCAAGCATTCCATCAAAAACGCAAAAAGCGTGTTGTCCTGCATCTTCACCTATTGGTGTGCGAACTTCCACGGCACCGGTAATCCTGTGCTGCTGGCGAAACTGCCCGCCGGGCTGAAAGATGGCCGCAGGGTGGAGCCCACCGAGGAACAGCGCGATCTGATCAACGCCCACCCGGAGGGCTGCGGCTTCTGGGCGTGGCTGTTTGAGTACACCGGGCTGCGCATGGGCGAGGCAAACGGCTTGCAGTGGAAGGACGTGGATCTGGATGCGGGTAAGATCACGCCTGTGCAGGCCATGCCGTGGGACCATAACCAGCCCTACCGGGAGCTGCTGAAAACAGAGAAGGCCTACCGCAGCATCCCCATCCTGACGCCGCTGCGGCCCTTGCTGGAAGCCGGGAAGGCTGCGCACCAGCCGGAGGACTATGTTCTGTCCGGTACAAGCAAGCCGCTTACCCAGTGTCAGTACAGCCATCAGTGGATGTTGTACTGCCGAGAGCTGGGGTTGTGTGAGAGCTACACCCGCACGACGAAGTTTCCCGCATACCAGAACCGTCCGGAGCGGATCGTGGAAAGGGTCGTGTATAAACCGTTAGTCACGGCCCATCAGTTCCGGCACCTGTTCGCTACGAATCTTTTCTACGCGGGCGTTCCGGATATGGTGGCGCAGCAGCTCCTGGGCCACTCGGATATCATGACCACCCGGCGTATCTACCAGCATCTGCGGGAGAAGGAAAACGCCCGGTACACGGCTCAGCTGGACGCCTATGTGAGCAAAAATCTTTAA